AAAGGTCGTCATTATGACTTTGACAACATGACTGATGAAGAACTCAAAGATGAGTATGAACATCTCTGCAAAGTCGCTAATGAAGAGTATGAGAGGGAACAGAAGTTCTATGCTGAACAAGTAGAAGAGTTCAAAGAACTTGTTCAGAAAACAATTGACTTGGGTGCTGGTGATGAAGAAACTGCACTACGTTGGTTGACTGCTGGACAAGAGTTCTATCACATACAAGATGTGGAAAGTTGGGTTTATGACTACAATATTCTGTTTACAGATTATGGTAGGGAACTTGTGAAGAAGTTGGAAAATATTGTAACTTATAAAGAATGGTTGGAGGCCGCTTAAAATGAATGATGTGATTCGTGATATTGATGTTTTGAAAAATGCTATTGTAGCATTGTGTGAAGGTGCTTCAGATGAGAAGCATATGGCGCTCAACTCTCTTACTCGTTTGATAGAAGAGAAAGAGAAAATTGTGGAAGAGTTTGAAAAGGAGTTTGCAGATGATTCGTCAAAAGCAATTGCCTAGTGAGATTGTCATCGACTTAACTGGCCCAGAGGGAAATGCTTTTTCTCTAATGGCTCGTGCAACTAGTTTTGCGAAACAGTTAGGTTTCGATGGCGCCAGTATTGTTGAGGAAATGACAACTGGTGACTATGAAAACTTAATTTCAGTGTTCGATAAATACTTTGGCGACTACGTTATATTGGAGCGATAAATGACAGGAATCGAACACGCCATCTTAGCAACATCCTTTCTTGCGGCATTCTTTTATGTCGGCAAGTGGGTTGGTAAGAAAGAAAAGGTTGAGGATATTATCGAGCACACATTGAATATGCTCGAAAAGAACAATATGATAAAGGTTGCAGTTGATAAAAAAACTGGCGAAAAAGAAATTTTACCTCTTGACAAATATGAGAAAGTTTGGTAATATAAGAAGTAATGTGAGTGATTCGGAGAAAGGTTTGGTATGTTTTGATTTACGATACAATTGAAGAGGCCATTGTTGCGGCAAAAGCGTTGTTTGAAGCAATGGATACATATGTGAAAATAACCAAAGCACCAAAGGGTGGTTATGAACTTTTTGGAACTGGTGAATTTGTAATGGAAATAACGGAGTAAAAAATGAAAAAAACTTTAATGACAATTGGAATGGTTCTTGCTTCTACATCTGCAATGGCAGAATCGGTGCAAGATTTTAACAAGACAGTTGTGAACAGAGTTCCCTATAATGTTGAGGTTTGCACCAACCAATCATATGGTGGTGATAAAACTGGTGATGCATTAAAGGGTGCAATTATCGGTGGTATCATTGGTAACAATGTAACTAAGAATGTAGACAATGGCGGTGCTGTTGGTGCATTACTTGGCGGTATTATTGGACACAATAATTCTAATGCCACTGGTGGAACAAGACGAGTATGTAATGTTCAAACTCGTTATAATGAGGAAGTCATAGAGGTATACTCTCACAGTGTGGTAACTTTCTATCACAATGGTAGACAGTATAAACTCAGATTTCAAAAGTAATAGTTGAGCGAATCTGCCCTTAGCTCAGCTGGATCAGAGCAACAGCCTTCTAAGCTGTAGGTCGTAGGTTCGAGTCCTACAGGGCAGGCCAACTAACTATGAGGAAATAATGAATAGAGGAAAAAAGAACGATAAACCATTAGGCGGTACTACTGTTATAGTTCGTAACGGTGACGTTAATGGTGCAATGCGTGTTTTGAAAAAGAGACTTATCAGAGATGGTTTCTTTCAAGAACTACGAGAAAGAACATACTACGAAAGTAGAGGAACAAAACGCAGAAAGGCCAAGGCCGCTGCAACTCGTAGATACAAACGCAAAATGCAAAAGCGATTTGAAGAACTAGGTTATTAATAAGAGGTGATATAATGGCACGCCGTGCTAAAGTGGAGACTGACTCAACCCTGCCTAAACCACGCAAAAGACGTAAACCAATGACGCCTGAACAAAAGGCAGCTGCGGCAGAACGTCTTGCAAAGGCACGAGAAAAACGTGCAAAAGAAAACCCACCAAAATATACAAACATCCATCCATCTGTAGTCTCAAAGCCAGAGGATGATCCTATGTCGATGAAGAATGTTCAGCGATGGATTAAGACACAGAAGGAATTTTTGTCTATTGCAAAGAGTGATGTTCGCAGAAATGTAAAGGGTGCAATCGCTCGTGCTGCTTCACATGAGGGGTATATTCGTAACCTACAACGATATCTAAGGGATGGGGTTTACTGTGATATGTTCTATGGTGAACACCAACAACATAAGGTAAGGAATGTCTGTTTAGTGATGGCATACAACCCAGACGGCACACCAAAAAGAAACATAGGAACTTACTATCCAGACCTTGGATGTGAGTGGACAAGGGAAATGGCAGATGAATGATAATATTCCAAAAAACAATGTTGTGCAGTTTCCCCTAAAAGGAAAGCCAGAACCAGACATTAAAGTTGATAATGTTGCACTTGCAATGCATGATGACTTAAAGTTTGCTGATCATTTGACTGAAGGATTAGTTGTGAATTTGATTCACAATCTTGGTGAAAATGGCATTGATACATCCGATAAAGATTTTATTCGTGATGTTGGTTTTACAATTGAATTAGTAAAGTCTCTTATCTATAGAGGCTTGGGTTTGAAACATCCTATGCAAGAACTTGTAGCGATGTTTGTAACTACTGACGAAGATGATGAAGAGGGTTTGTATACTACATTTGATATTGATGCCCTCGCTGATTTTGTTGGTATGGATGACGAAGAAAAAGAATAACGCTGGTTTAGCTCAGTTGGTAGAGCAGTTGATTTGTAATCATCAGGCCGGGAGTTCGAGCCTCTCAACCAGCACCATTTTAAGGATGTAATATGTGGATATTAGTAGCAGTGCAATTAGTTTGGGGTTATAGTTCAACTCCAATAGTTGAATCAGAAGTTATTGGTAAATATTACAGTATTAATGAGTGCCAACGAAAACTAGAAAGAATTGATAAAGGCAAACCAAACAAACAAGTGGTTTGCATAAAGGCACAACGTAAAAGATAAATCTATTGACAATCGTTCTATTTTAGGGTAATATATAATACTATGAAAAATAAGGTGAAAAACTATGATATTGGTTGATATGAACCAAGTTACCATCAGCAATCTGATGATGCAAATTGGTTCTAAAAGACAAAACGATGTCGATGGAGATATGGTTCGCCATATGGTTTTGAATTCTCTTAGAATGTATCGTTCTAGGTTTTCAGAAGAATATGGCGAATTAGTTCTTTGTTATGACAGCAAAAGATATTGGAGAAGGGAATACTTCCCCAACTATAAATCTAATCGTAAGAAGGACAGAGAAAACTCTGGCCTTGATTGGAATCTAATCTTTGAAACTCTCAATGCTATTCGTGATGAGATACGAGATACATTTCCATATAAAGTTCTAGAAGTAGACGGTGCAGAGGCAGACGATTGTATTGCTACTGTTGTAGATTATGTTTCTAAAACACCATCTGCATATGAAAAGGTTCTGGTATTGTCTGGTGATAAAGATTTTATTCAGTTGCAAAAACACAACTTTGTAAAACAATATTCGCCTGTTCTCAAGAAGTTTGTAAATGGAATTGACCCTCACCTATATATTAAAGAACATATATTGAAGGGTGACAGGAGTGATGGTATTCCAAACTTCCTATCAAACGACAATACATTTGTAGATGAGTTACGACAGAAGCCTCTTGCAAAAAAGAAAATTGAAAACTGGGTTGATCAAAATCCAGAAGATTTTTGCACAGAGGAAATGATGAGAAATTATCAGCGTAACAAAACATTGATTGATTTGGATTGTATTCCAAGTGACTTGAAGGTGGAAATTCTAGAACAATTTGAACAACCACCAAAAGGTGATAGATCAAAGCTACTAAATTATTTTATACAAAAGAGATTGAAAAATCTTATGAATGACATTGGAGATTTTTAATATGCCAGACACATATACACCTCTACTTTCTGAGGTTCTAAAGAAAGTACATAACGCAAAGACTAAAGAAAAAAAGATTGAACTTCTTAAACAATACGATTGCGAACCGCTTCGTATGGTTATCAAATCATCTTTTGATCCTAATCTTGAATGGTTGATTCCAGAAGGGGAAGTTCCATTTAAAGCTAATGAATCAGAAGAGGGTACAGAACATACGATGCTTCGTAAGGAAGCAAGAAAACTTTATCGTTTTATAAAGGGTGGAGATACTACTCTACCACAGTTCAAACGTGAGAATATGTTTATTCAAATGTTAGAAGGACTACATACCACAGAGGCACAACTTCTTATTGACGCCAAAGATAAGAAACTGCATCAAGTGTACAAAGGACTATCGAAAGAGGTAGTCAAAGAAGCGTTCGGTTGGAACGATAATTTTACTAGGAGCTAATATGAAAAAAAACTATGACCATTGTTTGGAAATGATTTTGCACCACGAAGGTGGTTATGTGAATCATCCAAAAGACCCTGGCGGCGAGACTAATCTTGGCGTTACCAAAAGGGTATGGGAAGAACATGGTGGCACCAAAGATATGAAAGACCTAACGGTTGAAGATGTTGCCCCCATTTATAAGAAATCATATTGGGATAGAGTAAAGGGCGATGACTTGCCTTCTGGACTTGACCTTTGTGTTTTCGATTTTGGCGTTAATGCTGGAACTGGCAGGGCGGCAAAATATCTACAGAGTATGATCGGCACAACTGTCGATGGTGGCATTGGCCCAAACACTCTCAAAGCACTTGAAGCATATGTACAAGTTGAAGGACTTGCTGCAACGATTGATACCTATCAATCAAATCGTCAAGAGTACTACGAGAAACTATCAACCTTTGAAACATTCGGAAGGGGGTGGACTCGTAGAGTAGTGGAAACTACTTCATCGGCACATAAACTTGCCAAAAACTCTTGACTTTCCAGTAACTTAGTGTTACTATAAAACAATGATGAGGGGTGACACCTTTCTCTCTCAACTCTCTCTCTCGGTTGCCCCTCATCATACTTAAATTATTTCATAAGTCCTTGATTCTCAAGGACTTTTTTTTGTATTTTTCTCTTGACTTGTTGTGAGAACATGGTATACTAGCTATAGAAAGTGAGGAGTGATTCTTATGAATTATATTGAAGTCAACGGTGGTAAGAAGTTTCAAAGAGATGTTGCTGAAACTGTTGTTCTACAAATGATTAAAACTCTTATGCCTCGCATGAGGACATTAGAGATTACTGTGAACATCAAGAAACTAACTGGTGATGCAGTTGGTTGGTGTATGCAAGAAGATACAAATCGTGAGTTCACAATTGATGTTGCAAATAACCTTTCCCTTAAAGATTTTGTCACTACAGTTTGCCATGAAATGGTTCATGTAAAACAGTATGCCAGAAATGAGATGGATTGTTATGGTGTAAAATGGAAAAAGAAAGTGATTCCAGAAGGAACTAACTACTATGATTTGCCTTGGGAAAAGGAAGCATATAAGATGCAAGATAAACTTGCTCAGTTAGTTTGGGATGCAGATATTTTGTAATGGAGAAAAATATGAAAGAAGTTTATTTAGAAGTTACTTATCCAGATGGAGAAGTTGAATATTGGTTAGATGATGAAAATGTAATTTCAGAACTTGAAAGATTACAGAAAATACACAATGGAAAAGTAGAAGTGAAAAAGGTTTCTAATGATTAATCAAGAAATAAGAAATAGAATTAAATTATCAGTCGCTGCATATGCATACGAAATGGAAGATGATTCGATTATGAGTGATGCAGACTTTGACAGTCTTTGTAAAGAAATAAAGGTGAATGAAACCACAGGCAATGAAAAGATGGATAATTTCTTCAAGACAGAATTCGACCCTTCTACTGGCCAGTGGATACATAAACATCCAGAGCTAAATAAAATAGCAGAAATATACAAAAAATATTATAAAAGTACTTGACTTGTTATGATAACTATGGTATATTATAAAGACAATAGAGAAAGAGGTTAGTTATGAAGTTTGAAAAATGGATCGATACTTTGGTTGAAGAAAAGGGTTTGGATTTGGATCATACCTTTGAATACAATGGCCCTGTTTATGGAATGAATATAATTCCCTTGGAAGCAGTTATTGAACAAATCAAGGCGTTTCATCCCAAAACTCAAGAGATGACAAAAAACAGATTGGTTGAGATTGATTTTAAGAATGGTGATGTAATGCACTTCTTTGGTTACATTGCACAAAAGATGGCTATATAAGGAGAGAGAATATGGAACAAGTTGCAGTTATTCACACAGCGTTTGAGGGTTCACCATCAACCGTTGCGTTTGTAAACGTGAAAGAGGATATGACTTTAAGTGAGAAACTTGAGTATGCATATCGTTGGACACAAAACATTTTTGATAGTTGGTCATTGAAGATGCCAGAAGATGGTAACGATGATGTGACAGTCATAGGGGATATCTCTAGTGGATACGGTTTGAGGTCTACTTCAGTCGGTGATCAGATGTTGGTTGGTACTGAAAAGTATGTAGTCGCTCCAATGGGATTTAAAACACTTGACGGAGAACCAGTATGAGTAACCTAGTGAATGAACAAGTCAAAGAGTCTATTCTTGATGAGGTAGAATCAATGACTATTAGTGAATTTCAGAATGCAGTCGATAAGGCTGGAATTTCTGGAAATACTATCATTGATGAAATGGTAGAGAATTTAGTGGAAACCCTTTTTGAACAGAGGAGTATATAATGGGTGCAGTGAAAAATATGATGATGGATGTAGAAGATTTTGTTTATGACTTCTATTCTAGTGATGGTGAAGCACTTGAAACACCAAAGGTAATCATCGAAAAGGCAATTGAAGAGTTTGGATGGTCATTCGGTTCATACGCCAGTGAGGTGATTGATGAAATCGAAGGAAAGATGGGTGCTACTTGGGATTGGAACAAATCTGTATCACAGAATCTAGTTGGTTTTGAGATGACAGATGATACGATACCTTTTTAGTATGGTTGTTATAATAACATTGAGTGGATGTAGTGCAATAGAAACTTCCACTCAAATATATCAAATGTGCAAATATCAAGATAGATGCCCAGTTGAGGTGTTAGGAGATTGGTTAAATGGTAAATAAATTTGTTATTGGAACATTTGGCGTACTAGGACTTGCAAGTTGTAACTATGCAGTTGCCGATACGCCATGTGATTATGTGAAGGACGTTCAAACGAATTGGACACACCAAATCGAAAAGACAGAAAACGTCAAGCGTGATGTGTTTCCTTACGTTGAAAATACTCGTAAGTGTGTAATGTCTATGGATGTTACTATTAATGGACAGACCTAC